ATGAACAAATACAAATACAACATAAACTTCCGCCTCGAAAAGAGAAAGATCAAAGGTGAAGAGAAGCTTTTTGATAAGAATTTACAGATTTTGGCCGATATAACTTTTAATCATAAGCGCCTTTTTTACTTCATCGGCTATCGAATTGACGAAAGTAAATGGACAGATAAAAGTGAATCAGGAGAAAAGATACAGAGAGTCAGACGAAATAACTTCAACGAAAGGGGAGAAAGTACCACGATCATTAATGGTAAAATTAATGAGGTTGAATTTGCTATAAAGTCGATATTCCAAAAGTTAGAGGTTGAAAACAAAATCCCAACGGTTGAACTGGTAAGGGCTGAATTAAAATCTATACTGAATGAAGAGCTGCAAAAACCTGCCAAATCAGCCTCGCTTTGGGATGCCTTTCAACTCTATATTGACACGGCAAAGGTATCTGAAGGAAGACGGAAACACCTAACAAGCACCCAAAACCACCTCAAACGGTTTGAATCTCAGCTAGGATTTTCAATAACTTTTGAGCGATTTGATTCTGGACTTATACACCGGTTTGAGGCCTATCTAAAGGAAGAAGGTACCGACCCCGAGAAATACAAGCACTTACCAAAAAAAGACCGTCCTAAACGGAAGTCAGGCAATAGAATCACCGGTGTATTAAAAATACTCAGAGCTTTTTTTAATTGGGCTTCTTCGAAGTCTCAGCAACTTATAAAAACCTCACCTTTTGAGAATTTTCAGATTGATGTCGAAAGATATGGACGGCCAATTTACCTAACAAAGAAGGAGCGAGATCATCTGTACGATTTTCAAACCGATAATGAGAAGTTGAAAAAAGTAAGAGACATTTTTGTATTTCAGTGTTATGTTGGGTGCCGAGTTGGTGATCTTATAAAGCTGACAAAAGGGAATATTATAAACGGGTCTGTTGAGTATATTCCCGGAAAAACAAAAGAAGAATTGCCAATTGTTGTTCGGGTACCTTTAACTGTGAAGGCGAAAGAAATACTATCAAGATACAACATTCCTGACGGATCCTTGCTCCCTTTTATTTCGGATCAGCGATATAATGAATACCTGAAAGAGCTGTTTGAAGAGGCAAAATTAAACCGCATGGTAACCAGATTAAACCCACTTACACGAAACGAAGAAAGGGTTCCGCTTTATAGTATTGCGACGTCTCACATGGCCCGGAGGACATTTGTAGGGACATTGCACCGGAACGTGAAAGATAGTGTAATTGCCAGCATGAGTGGGCATGTTGAAGACAGCAGGGCATTTTCCAGATATTATAACGTTGATGATGATACAAAGGCTGATGCAGTAAATAACTTTTTAGATTAAAATCATGAGCAACGAACTTCCCATTTTAAAAGAAACGCTTTACAATAGTGAACTTGAAGCAATATTTCAAGAATATATAAATAGTAAGATGATCTGCAAAACTTCCCGAGAAGAAATTAACAATCATGGAGGTCTAACTAATTTTTTGGAAGCACATAACCTCAATGAAGGGATGAAAGATCTTCTATCAGACATTGCAATTTGCCAATGGAAGGCAGATGATCACATGTATGGCCCATGGATTTCAGCCACATTCCGTTTAATAAAAGGTAAAATTGAAGAATTTAAACTTAAAAATTCTTCTAATAGGTCCGATTTTGTAAAACAAAAACTCGGATGGATGCCCAATCATGACGATTTGTTATTGCAGGTTTTAAATAAATTTAGAAATGAAGAAACCATAAAGGATATTTTTATCAGGCTCCATCCACCCATTGATGACGATAAATATTTTACATTATGCAGAGACGCTGATTTATATTTGCATGAAGTCTGGAAGGGAAATGAAAATATTATTATTGAAAATAAAATCATCAGAGATGTTATTTTCAACTGGAACGAGTTATTTCAAAATGAAAATCGAAAACAAAAGGAATTAGAGCATTTTGCATCAAGATACCTAGAATCAATAATTATTATTGAAGATGAGATAATTGATATTGATTCTAGGTATGTCAAGTTTTGGATGCAGTTCACTAAAATAAATCCGAAGAATAAAAGACCATACATGACAGAAAATGATGTACATGTATTTATTAATCAGGCATTCGGAGGAAAAGCTATTGAAAAGACATTTATGCCTGATATAAAGGTAACAGAGCTAAGGCACGCAGCTTGGTTGTTTCAAAGGAACTTCAGTTATAATAAAATGGAAATGACTAGAATTATGGTAGATAATTTTAGAAGGCACTTCGCACAAGAACCTGAAAAATTTAGTAATGAATATTCGAACATAAAGGATCAGGATCCTGAAAATTTAGGCAAACGAATCTTCCAGGAATTATAAAAATCTACGTCAAAAAATACTTATACTACTTATTATACTACTTATCATTAAATCAAAGCCTTACACTTGTAAATAGAGTTAATATTTGTGTTGTAATTCATTAAAAGCAACGCAAATATGTTACAAATCATTACTACCAAAGAAGAGCTTCAGGATACCATTGATCGGGCAATCCAGAAAGCTTTGGGGCAGCCTCCCCAATCTCCGCTAAAAGAACTAGAGCCAACACAAACAGAATATGTAAAAGGTATAGCGGGTTTGGCTAAAATTCTCAAGTGCAGTAATCCAACCGCCCAAAAGCTAAAGAACTCAGGAAAGGTTCCATTCTATCAGGATGGCCGAACTTTGCTATTTAGAACTGATGAGGTGCTAAAAGCAATTCAATCAATTCCACGCAAAACTGCATAGCCATGGAACCAACCCACTACGTTTCCGAAGATGAACCTGGTAAGTTTGAAATTTATCCGTTACCAGTTGTAGAAAAGATCCATTTTAAGGGCAGCCTAGAAGCGTGCGAGCGATTTAAAAAAGAACTGGAAAGACATTCTAAAAAGCCGAAAAAGTGAATTCCCCTGCATTTTTGTTTTTTTCCAAAGATTGGATCGCCGACACAGCTGAATGGGAGCCAGAATCAAAAGGTGTTTACATCGATTTGCTTGCCCATCAGCATGTTAACGGCTCGCTTCCGAGTGATGAAAGAAAGCTTGCCAGGGTTGCCCGTTTGTCTCCTGATGAATTTTCACGGATATGGGAAACCATTAAATACAAGTTTATTATTGAAGGTGACCATGTGGTTAACCATCGGTTGAACCAAGTGATTGAAGAAAACCAACAAAAGGCCATGAAGAACAAAATCAATGGGTGTTTTGCCGCAAAAGTAAAAATGCTTGATCTACCCTTCAAAAGATTAAATGAGTTAAAGAAAATGTTTGATTATCAGATTTTTGAATCTGTTCCTGATGAGAAAATTAAGGATGAGGTTTATAGGTGGGTTGACCAAATGGTAAACCAAGTGGATAACCAAACGGACAACAAATACGCAGATGTAAATGCAAATGAAGATATAAATAAAAATCATTCTTCTAAGAAATTCACACCTCCAACAATTGAGGAATTCACCCAGTACTTTGTGGAAAATGACTATTCATCAGATCTTGCTAAAACTGCATTTAATGGCTACGATGTAGCTGATTGGCATGATTCAACGGGAAAACAAATTAGAAACTGGAAACAGAAATGTCAGCACGTTTGGTTTAAACCTGAAAATAAGCAGCTAAACGGAAAACAACAACATCCATCAAATGAGATTCAATTCAATGAACCCAAATACCGAGCAATATGACCCCCAGAAATCAGCAGAATAAAATAACCGTTGAGCAAATCAATGTTCAGTATGGAAAAATTCCTCCACAGGATATTGATGTTGAAGAAGCCGTTCTGGGCGCATTGATGCTCGAACGAGATGCCTACATTACAGTTGCAGACATCATTGATACCCGGAGTTTTTACAAGGAAGAACACCAGAAGATATTTGATGTGATCAAATATCTATCGGAAAAAGGAAAGCCAATAGACTTGCTGATGGTTACTCAGGAATTGAAAAACCGAAATTTACTTGAAATGGTTGGCGGACCGATGACAATAACAAAGTTTACCGGCAAGGTTTCTTCAGCGGCACACATCGAACATCATGCACGGATCATTGCCCAGATGTTTATTTCCCGTGAATTGATTCGCATCACATCCGAAAGAGGCGCTCAGGCATATGATCAGAGTATCGATGTTGATGAAACACTTTCAGGCCTACAAAATGATTTGATTATTTTATCTGAAAACGGAATAAAAAGCGAAAGCTCCTTTTTAGATGGTAGTAGGGAGTTGAGGCAAAGAATTGAAAGAAATCTCTGGAACACAGGGCTTTCAGGAATAGGTACCGGTCTGTTTAAATTGGATCAATTCACAGGAGGTTTGCAAAAGACTGATTTGGTCATCATTGCAGGAGAAACCTCACAGGGGAAAACTTCACTCGCATTAACAATCCTGAAGAATGCAGTTATGAAATACAAGGCTAAAGCGGCTGTTTTTTCGCTTGAAATGTCCAAAGTTCAGTTGACTGCCAGACTGATAGCACAGGAAACAAATATCTCAGCAAAAAATATTCTCAACAAAGCATTGCCGGCCGATGAAAGAATGCTGATCAACAAATCAATTGATTTAATGGATCAGCTTCCTGTTTATTTCGATGAAAGTAGCACTTCAACCATTGATAAGATTTGTAGTTCAATTCGACGGTTAAAGTTTAAAAAAGGTATTGACATCGCTGTTGTCGATTATTTACAGCTTGTTGGTACCACAACAAAAAATCAAACAGACGAATCGAAGGTTGCCGAAATATCGCGCAGGTTAAAAAATGTTGCAAAGGAGCTTGACATCACGGTTATTGCCCTTTCTCAGCTAAGCCGCGACCGTCAACATCCGAAGCCATCCAAAAGCCGCCTTCGTGGTTCGGGGCAGATCGAAGAGGCCGCAGATATTGTATTACTCATTTGGAGACCGGAAGAATATGAAATCAAAGTATTTGACGAACCATTTAAAGGAACTCTCACAGATGGACTCGCGGAGGCTATTATAGCAAAAGGTAGGAACATTGGCACAGGATCCTTCCTTCTAAAGTTCAATCCTGAAACAACCGGCTTTTACGATTATGACCCCCGTTTCCAATCAGATTCAAGTTGGGTAAATCTAAATGAGCGAATTGAAAAGGATGATAAATTCTAATTGATTTTCAGGTCTTTATCGATTTGTCAAAATGTCAGGTCTGTGAATATCTGATCATAATACGATAAATATCTATTATAAAAGCGCAATAAGATTCAAAAAATAAACTTAATAGCCTGATAATAAGATTGTTTGTTAAAAATGTTCTAATTATCGGAATAAAAGTTCTAAGACAAAAATCTAAAAATTAACCCAATGAAAAATTCAGAATTAGCAGAAAGGATGATGGATCGAATCACCGATCTAAATGAACAAATCTTCCAGAAGAATGAACAAGTTGCCACACTGGCAACAACCAATCAAAGTTTCAATATCGTTCGAATCAAAGAGCTTTGTGATGAGGTGAATATCATCCTGAACCAGATTGAGATTCTTCAGGAGTTTATTGATCTGCAAGTTGGCCCGGACATCAGTACTCTATCAAATGAGCAATTAAATTAAAAAAACATTCAGTTTTTGAGCTGAAAAAGCGGCATAAACGACTTTCGGAGAAGCAAGAATATATTTTAGAGTAGGCTATTAAATAAAAACTACAATGTCAAGCATACATTTTGAAAGCACATTCGATAATTCCAAACTTATCAAAGGAATAAATGAGGCAAACCAGACCGTTGGTCAATGGGTAAGAAACATGCAATATGGTGGCGCCGGTGTTGAGCAGACTTTTAACCGGATGACACAAGCCGCGTCCGCTTATTTGTCGCTCCGGTTTGCTTCTCAAATGGTCAATGAGATTATCCAGGTTCGCGGACAGTTCCAACAACTCGGCATTGCCTTTGAAACCATGCTCGGAAGCAAGGAGAAGTCGGACAAGCTAATGACCGAACAAGTGGCATTGGCACAGAAAACCCCATTTACTTTAATTGATGTGGCTACCAATACCAAACAGCTTCTCGCAATGGGCATTGGCTACGAAAAGGTAATGGATACCATGAAATCGCTTGGTGATGTCGCTGCCGGTGTTTCAGTACCACTATCAAGGGTTGCAATAAATTACGGACAGGTTGCCACGCTTGGAAAGCTTCAGCAGCGTGAAATTAGAGATTTCGCCATGGCAGGGATACCGTTGATTGATGAGCTGGCTAAGAACCTCGGAAAAGCCAAGGACGAGATTATGGATATGGTGTCTGCCGGGCAGATTGGATTCCCCGAAGTTGAAAGAGCTTTTCAAACTATGAGTGGCGAAGGGGGTAAGTTTTACAACCTGATGGAAAAGCAAAACGCATCGGTTACCGGGCAGATAAGCAACCTTTCAGATAAGCTTCAGGTTGCCGCTAATGAAATAGGACAGGCTAATGACGGCATCATCTATGGCAGCATTTCAATGGCTACCAGTGCTATAAAAAATTACAAAGAAATCGGAGAGGCAATAACAGCATTGGTTGGTACTTATGGATTGTACAAGGCAGCTTCCATGGTAGTTATTGCGATGGAGGCTTCAAGGATAGCCGTTACAGAGGCAAAAAAGGCAGCATTAAGAGAGGAGTTTGCATTACAAGAAGCATCAACGCTTTCAACTACGAGAAAGGCAGAAAAAGAACTTGCAGCAGCAACATTGTCAGCATCAATTGAGGCAAAAAAACAAGCAGCCGCATTAAAAACAGTTGCTGCAATGGAAGCTTCTGAAATAGCAAACGCCCAACTTATTGCTGCCGAAGAAAGGCTTGCCGCCGTTAAGGGAAAGCAGATAGTTATTACCAATGAAGTTGCAGCCGTCGAAACTGCACGGGCAAACTTAAATAAAGCAATAGCATTAGAGAATAAAGCCCTGACACAAGAGACGGTTTTAAATACCAACATTGAAGCAGCCGCCACTAAAAAAGCAGAAGCTGAAAAAATTGCAGCTACTGAAGCCGGGATAATTGCAGAGCGCGAACAGGCTGTTGCAGCTACAGTTGCCACAGGTGCCGAAATAAGGGCAGCAAAGGCAAAAGAGCTATCGGCGGCTGCTCAGAGGCTTTTAAATGCAACAATGCTCAATAATCCTTATGTTTTGAGTGCTGTGGCTTTGGGTACAATTATATACGGTACATACAAGTATATCACTTACCAGACTGAACTTGAGAAGGCTACCTCTAAAATGAATGTTGAGCTGGCAAACGAAATTGGTAAAGCCAGGGATCTTTTTACTGCACTAAAACTGACAACAGATGGAACCAAGGAGCATACAGCAGCAAAAAAGAGGCTCATCGATCAATACGGGCAATATATCCCGGAGCAAAATAAGGAACTAAAAAACCTTCAAGATATTAAAATAGCACAGGATGAAGTCAATAGGTCGTTGACTGAAAATATCGCAATTAAAACCCGGGATGAATTAAAGGGAAGCATTCGTCAAGAGTACGATACAAAATCAGAGAAGGGAAGAAAAAATCTTGTCGATCAATTTTCAGGTGATGCAAACTCAACCGTAGCCTTTGAGATAAGTGATTTAATAGGGAAATTTACGTTAAACAGAACATCTGCCAGCCAGGTTGAAGCCGAATGGCAAACCTTTTATAAAAAGTTAACTGACATCGATAAGAATGCAGTAACAGGAATTAAAGCCAGGCGAATACAGGAGTACTTCTTTCAGACATTGCTTCCAATTGGTGAAATGAATGATAAACTGAACGAAGTTGATGATTCCTTCAACAAGTTCATTTCAGACTCAAATAAAGGGCAGGCAGATGCTAAACTGCCGGAACTTAAAACATACACATCTAAATTAGATGATCTCAGAAAACAGCTAACAATTGAACGAAAGGAACTTGAAGATTTAAAGCTTGCAAACTTTACAAAACAAGCAGAGGCAAAACAAAAAGAAATAAATAATCTCAATGAGTTATTAAAAACTACTGATTCTGAATTACTAAAAAACGACCTGAATAAAGCAAAGGCAGAGCTTGCAACTATTATTGAACAGGGTAAAAACCCGATAAAAGCCGTATCGGATCAGGAGGCAGTTGTCAAAGGACTGGAAGATCAGCTCGGAATGCACAAGAAAGCTGTTGATGAACTGAAGGTTGCACAGGAATCATTAGAGAAGGCTATTAAATCTGGCAACCAATCTGCTATAAATGCTGCTGCAAAAAGGGTTGATGCACTTGAACAGGAAAAGAAGAAACTTGAAGAAATTATCGATCTTGAATTGAAACGAGCTTGGAGGTCTCAGTTTGACGGGCAATCAATGTCTCCAATGACGTCAAAGGATGTGGCCCCGATTACTCAGATTGGTTCAAAGAAAACTGTACAGGGCATTCTTTATGAAGTAACTGCAATTGATAAGACCGGTGCTGTTTGGACAAAGGTAAAAGCTGAATACTCCGATCTTAAGAAGTTTGAAAAGAAGACCAATGACGATGCCGCCAAGGATCAGGAGAAGCTTGATAAAAAAGTTGCTGAAGAGAAAGAGCGAACTCAGCAACAGATTTTAGAGGGAGCATTACAATTTACAAATGAATTAATCGATCAACTTGATTTAAGCGAGCAGCAGACTAAACAGTTAAAAGAAACAGCAAATATAATTAGCTCAGCAGCTTCTGGAAACTGGATAGGGGCAGCATTTCAAGCAGTATCAATGGTCATCGGAACTTTAAAAGAAGAAACGGTAAGTTTTCTTGATATTACAAACAAGCAAATCAGTAAAACAAACGATTTGCTCGAGCTATATAGCAAAATACTTTCTGGACTTTCCGGTAATAATTATTACAAGGTATCAGCGGCAGAACTGAAGAAAATCAATTTAGAATTAGACTCCTATAACAAAAAGCTGGCGGACATAGCCGTATCCGATTCAAGAACTCACAGGAAAATAGACACATCGAATTGGGACACTACGTCATGGTTAAATGCATTGGATAATCCAATCTACAATATAAATGGGGGTGAAGAGGCTACTGCCGCTATCCTGGCTCAAATAGCAGATCTGGAAGCAAAAAAGGCAACATTGATAGATGAAATGTATCAAACTATTCTTGGTTTTGGAACTTCTGATGTTTCCGATGCAATATTTCAGGGCATTGAGGATGGTTTGAAACTTGGTGAAAATAGTCTGGGTGGATTTTCTCAATCGTTTGGAGACCTGATGAAAAAAGCTCTGATGCAAGCGATAATTGACTCGACAAATTCCGAAATAACCAGTGATTTTTTGCCAAAAGTAAAAGAGTTCTTGCAAAATGATGAGGTTGGCCCAAATGGAGAAAAGATAAGTACAAGAGAGCAATTACTACTTGAAGGTATTTATTCAGGAATTGTAAAAGGTGCTCAAGAGCAACAGTCCGCGACAGAGTATATAACGGATAAATACGGGACATCATCATCTTCATCGTCTTCCAGTTCGTCAGGACTTCCCGGTTCTATTTCGCGATCAATAACTGAAGAAACAGCTGGTGAACTAGCTGGATTATGGCGTAAATCATCAGACGATACAAGGCAGATTAAAGACTATATGCAAATCGGGATTAACCATCTGGTAGGGATTGAGGCAAACACCTACAACACGGTTGTTGAGCTTAAAAATGCGGTTGTTGAGCTTAAATCGATCAACAGTAATACCAAACCAAGTATAACATCAAGGGATTGGGGATTATCCTCTTGATAAATTATTAAATAGTAAATTAAAAAATTATGAAAAACAAAATTGTAGCAATTGACATTGATGAACTCATAAAACTAAAAGAGGCAAAGGATGAACTTATTCAACAGTTCAATATAATGAAGGCCATGGTGTATAAAACTAATGACCGCGCCCTTAATCTGGCCTTCTACAATGAAACTGCCAAAAGCTTTATCCAGATGGTCGGACTCTGGGACCAATGGGATGAATATTTTACTCGAAAGAGGGATGAATATAATAAAAGCCGATTGGGCATGAATTGAAATGATCATCAAAAACCAAACGCTATGGCACCAAATCAAAATCAATCCCGCGTAAATCTGCAATATTTTATCCACACTGTCGGAAAGCCTATTGGTGAAACGATCCGAGAATATATTACCGTTCGGTACGAACGCTGGGCTGATTACTCCAGGTATAAGTGTTCACAATCCGGCCTGGAAGGAGAGGAAAATGATGTTCTTAATGAGGTGCTCTTGAATGTTTTGCAAAAAGACGAGCAGCTTTTAATGAAGCTTTTCCGAGCAAAAAAGGTCCATAAAGGGAAAGAGTACACTGAATTGGATTTCTTCATTCTCCGGGCTTTGAATGTGAATATTACATCTGAAACAAGCCCGTACAGATACAAGAACCGGCCAATTAGAAATAATAATATCGAGTTGGAAAGGCTTAAGATATCCGATGAACTTTACAATGAACTGGATAAACCTGTTCAGATTCTGAAAGAGATGAGGTTAATGACCTGGGTGCTGAAAGGACTCGATCTAACGGAATCAGAGCGCCGGGTATTTGAACATAGGTTCTTGCATGGTTTTTCACTGTGTTCCGATTATAATGGTCCAGAAACCGTCAAACAACGATATCAGATATATCATCAGATTGAGTTCACCATACACAATGTCCTTTTCTATTATGGCATGACTGATATTGTCCCAAAAGGAAAGCTCTCAGGCCGGCAATCGGAGCTTGCCGATCGATTTGTACGGTCACACAGAGTCAAAAAGAATAAGCAATCAAATCAATTGGTTAACATTTAAAATTATACAAAGATGAAAGAAGCAATCAAAATTAAACCCGAATGGGAAACGATTCTGAGAAAACATGAGAACAAATGTGATGATCTTCAGCAAGTTGTAAATAAATTGACTGAAAGCGGTCTGACGGTCACATTTGGAGACATTAAAGACTTAATCAGCCATGGTACAGCACTTTATGATCAGGTCGAACAAACTGTAAAATCAAACGCTGGTATGTTCAAACTTCCGGCAGCTCGTCAGAAATTCATTGACGAAAACACTGCCGTTCTTAGGACGGCAATTGTTGAGGCAAAAAAAGACATTGATCGGATTCTGGCTATCCCCCTGACAATTGAAGCTTTTGACATCCGCAAAGGTACTGTTTCAATTTCGGATATATGGGTTGAACAACTGAAGGAAAGTCATACAATCCACTCAACCGATGAAAGGGAAAAAGCCCTTGAATTGATCGGGAATGTCGAGGAAGCGATAAAGAACCTCAATGCTTTCGTTGCCAACAATAAAAGTTTTGGTGCCGGGATTACCTCATCACAGGATCAAAGGCGATGTTTGATGTTTATCCGCGGTGACGGATCGGTACACATTGACATTGATGCACTTGAATTTATTTAACATTTAAAAATAACAAGATGAACGATGCACGCAAAAAAGTAGAAGATTTCAAGAAGAATGCCCACCAGGATGTTCTAAAGCAAATCAGATGGAATATCACTATTGAGAAAACAGGATTGGACTATCATGCTCAACAAAGAGCTGAGCGGGTGGCCTATGATAATTATATTGCCGGAAAGCTTGGAGTAATATTAACGGATGAAGATCATGAAACGTGGCCTCTTGAACACGGGACGGCAGTGGACAAAGAGTGGGCCGCTGGCCTACCAGATAAATAGCATGGTATTGTCATTGAAATAATTCCCATTAAACATTCAAATTAAACGTAATGAAAGACAAAATATTAATCCAATTCAACAAGGTTGAGGCAGATAAAAAAATCAACATTTTAGGTATAGTTAAAACCCAACTGCAAGCCGTATGCGATGAATTTACAGCCTTGAATCCAGCGTTCAGTATCAGTATTGACGAAGTCTCAACATTGTTTGCTGAAGTTACTAATCCGCAATCATCTATCCTGAGACCAAACATTGAGCAAATCAAAAGTCTTATTTTGAACAGGTTGTTGCCTGGTGGAAAATTGAATGGTTTGTCTGTTAACATCGAAAAGTATGAAGAGCTTTTCCAGTTACCGAACACAGACAACTTATTGAAGAAGATCCGAAACACCCACGCCCATGCAATTGAGTTTCTAAGAGCCAATTACTATGCTTTGGACAAAGCCGGAAAGATTTTAATTGCGCCAGGCGCTGAAGATGAAATCAACGAATCATTTAAAATCTATTGCGAAACAGATGAGGAAATTGAGAGGCTTGAAAAGGCGAAAGTTCTAGTGAGCGCTATAAATGGCATTTGCAACCTGGCGAAAAATGAACTCGATTTTATTGGCGATCTTGAAATGGTTGTTGATTGGGATGAAACCAGTCAATTTATTGTCAATCCGGACTTCGTTAAAAATGGAGTGGTAGGGCAATACCAAAGAATGCACCAATTTTTACATTTGGACAGCCCGAAGCCAGCGCCAGAACTGGCCCCGATTCCCGAACATGGTTTCTCGAATGAGTTTCTGAAAAGGATGGGAATCGATAACAAGCCTGATCCTGAACCTGACTATTCGCCTGATTACTTTAATACAAAATAAATCATTGCCAGGTACCCAATCCGGGTGATTCTCACAATTCATCAAACTGCATGGAATCAAACAAAAGCCCTAAAAATCTGACCATAAAACAAGAAAACTTCTGTCAGGCATACATTGAGACTGGTAACGCTTCTGAAGCTTACAGAAGGGCCTATTCATGCGAAAAGATGAAAGATTCGGTCATTAATATCAAGGCTTGTGAATTACTTAAAAACGGTAAGGTTACGGTAAGGGTCAGAGAACTCCAAGGTGAACTTAGAAAGTCCTCAGACATCAAAAAAACGGCCATTCTGGAAGAGCTTTCGTGTTTGGTGTTTAGCGATATCCGAGACTATGTGACTTTTGATGGAACTACCCTGAAGTTTAAAAGCTTCGATGACTTAACAGACAAACAGGCCCGGGCAATTGAAAGCATCAAAAAGAGTAAAACCGGTATCGAAATAAAGCTGCATGGAAAAAGCTGGTCAATCGAAAGAGTTTGTAAGATGCTGGGTTACGATGCTCCCAAAGACCTTAACCTCAACTTTGAAAGGCTTCCAGAAGAGCAACTTGACCAGATCATTAACGAATTAACCAAAAAGGTAGGCAATGGGTAACAAAGTAAATATACCAATCGATCGGGAAACCAAGGCAATGATCCTGGGTGTCCTAAAAAGAGGCCATTTTGAGAAAGAAGATTTTGAATTACTAACTCAAAAGTATGGCTATGAACCGGATGATGAAGAGCTGACGGGTTCAATACCAGTAGCAGACTGGATTAAGTGGAGAATACGAAAGGGCAAAAACGCAGAAAACGACACAGAACATGAATAATAGAACGATAGACCATTCACTTAATCAAAGGATCCTTTCAGCGTTAAAAAGTGGAATCATTCGAGCTGTTGACTTTCCCGAATTTTCAGACCATAAAAACGAACTGGCACTCACTGAGCCAGAACGGGAGTTTATCAGTTCAATTTACGAACGAATCAAGGCAGACCCGAAACTATTGGACATTTACAGCCCGGAAATCAAGCTCGATCGATCATTTAAAATCTGTTTACTGAAATCACTGGCAGCGGGTTTTGTTGCTTCTGAGGACATGCCATACCTCAAACTAAAAGCGGTTGATTTAAGCTTTGCAATGAGCCGGGATGAAAGAAGGCAGTTGATTGATATTGTGGAACGGCTGATTGATTGTTGAACCTCAAAACCTTAAATTATGAACACGCGAAAAGATAAAATAGAATTACTGAAGGCCATTCAATCGGGTGAAATTGACCCGAAACAGCTTTCAAGTGAACCGGTGATTGTATCGGACGGTAAAGAGGCATTTGCCGGACTGATGGTCAGCGTTGCAAACCACAAAGCCGGGAAACAATCCCCAGTGGTTTATGTGGGAGAGGCAAAAATACTGATGGAAGAGTGCCTGACTAACGTTAAAAGCAAGCGAAATGAAAGTAGCAGATTTAACTAGGGAACAAAAGATCGATCTCATCAAAAGACTGGCATCTGGAGAGGTTTATGTGATAAATGGCAACATTGTTGAGCCATCTCCGGTAATAATTGCCAAGGGGGACAAATTTTTTATGGGTGATCAGGAGTTTTCAGAGCTTAATGACATTCATAAGCTTTTTCCAGAAGGCCAGTACCTTATTATTTTACCGGAAAAGAACAAATTTTTATTGAGGACGGCGGAAAATACCGCAATCCTATTTTGTGAATTCTCAGAAGCCGGATTAGCTCAGCGCAAAATTGCGCTCTCTTCAGTTGTAATGTAGTATCAAGTGTGTGATGTCGTGTATCAAATTGAAAGTAAATGATTTGCTTTTGCCAATATTATCAGGCTTTTCGGGTGATTACTATTCTGATTAGAGGTCAGAAACAATTAATGTCCAAGCATCTAAATTATTCAATAACGTCACGATTACGGCAAGGGTAAAGTAATTTCAGAACGAAATCAAGATTTACAACGAATCAACAAAGGCGTTAATGAATATTCACTCAGACGGTGAAATGATCAGCCTAACAGATTTATGGAAAGAAGCCGGAAGTATTGAAAATAAACGTCCGGTTATTTGGGAAAGACAGGACTCAACACAGCAATTAATTGATGCTTTGGCTTCAATGTCTCAAAGTGATTCTAAATCACTTTGGAAAACCAAGAGAGGCGGAAAGACTCCGGGGACGTTCGCTCATAAAAGCATTGCCCTTGCATACGCTAAATATCTCGACCCAAAATTACACGTATTAGTTAATCAGATTTTCTTCGAACGCATCGAGGAAGAAAAGAACCCGGACAAGATCGCCGAACGCTATGTCAAAACCTGCAAAATATTAAATATCGCCAAAAACGATGTTTTAAAATCTAAGCGTGGAAAGAACGGTCCGATTACGGTCTGTTAGAATAGTCGTTTGCTAAGAAAAGTTAAGGTTCAAACTGAAATTACAGTCAGGAATTTAATACCACCAATTTTGGCCATATCATAATGTGATCTGGATGTGGTCATTGCTTGAAATTCAACTGGCAGATTATCAGTTGACAAAGAATTGCATTGTTCAATTTGCACGAATTACGCACAAATCAGGCCTTATTTGCCTTTGACCGCTTCCAGTAGCCTTTCAAGGTCCTGAGCGGATTGAATCCTGTGAATTGTTCCCTTGAATTCAACAAAGCCATTAAGAGCATTGTCAGATCCTGAAAATAGTTGCCAGACAGGCACATCTAAGGCATTTGCGATGTTTACCATTTTTTCAAGTGATACATTGCCATTTAGGTAGCTGTATATTGATTGTCTGGGAACACCTAGTTTGTTTGCAAGTTCTGTTTTGCTGATTTTTTTATCCTGTAAAATACTGTCAATGTCTAAATAGTCTTTTGAGCTAAAGTTTGTTGAGTTCATACACGTGATTTATCTGGTTATTTGATTACAAATATAGATAATTGTAAATATATGTTATTACATTTTAACATTTTTTAACATTAATTACGTTGTCATTGTATGTTATTACATTATCTTTGATGTGTCAATAAATACAATTACATCATGAAAGCACAAAAATTAAACTTTCGCAGCGTGGTTTTTCAAAGGGCTTATCTTTTAGTAAAGAAAACCAAATGTTCTTTTTCTTCAGCATTAACCCAAGCCTGGGAACGTTACCGGAATTTCAAAGCTCAGAAAGTTGAAGAATTGACTAAACAGATTGCAGATTTTGACTTTGCCTATCCTTATTCTGATGATGGCCGGGTGTACCGGTACTGGTCCAAAATTCAGGATGAACTCAGGAACCAACTTTCAACACTTCCGGGCAGCTTCGTTTCTGCCATTACCGGCCAGTTGTCGAACTCGAAACAAATTCAATCATTCATTTAATACATTTCACCATGGAACGTTCACCATTCAAAAAAGGATCACGCAAATACCAAATGGCTAATCCGAGTCCACGAGCATTGAAACGCAGGGCAAACATGCCAGGAGTAAAAGCATTAGCAGGGCTATTTCTGGCCATTGCAATCACTCAGATCAACCAAGAAAAAACAGTTAACGACTCAAACACTACACTATGAAAAACCTATCAAAAAGAAAGACGGTGAGCATGCAAAAGAAACAGGCTCACCGCGCACTGGTCAATCCTTCAGCACTTCAATTGCTGGTTAACTCTCTTAACGAGACCCGGGATGAAGAATCCATGGTCCGTATGCTCAAGTATTCATCAATATAAAAAATTAATAACCTTACTTATGGAAAAGTCAAATTTTGATCTAAAAAAAGAGTACAACAAGTTTGTAATAGAGTTAAAGAAGTACCATGAAAGGGTTGCTGGGTCCAACGATCCTGAAGAATTTGTATCACAGTTAGACACAAGACAGGTAATTATAGGCAGTATTTCCGATCTATGCAACACCTTTACCAGTAACTCTCACTGGGTATTGGAAGCTTTCGACATGTACAAAGGGAATATGCTTAAGCAAGGAGTCAACATCGATTTTTCTTTTTTCACTGAATTAACAAACATCCTTATAAATCTTGTCAACGAAAGGGAAGAGATTAATAAATGGTTTGATCAACTGTATCATGAATCCGAATATCTTAAAGAAAACAAGGTCGATGAGATGAGTATTGAAGACATTAACAACCTATAATCATGGAAAACAAAACAACAAAACAGCCCGAAATCAAGGATGGAAAGCTGATCATAAATGGTGATTCAATAGATTTAAACGCTTTAGAAGAGCTTCTGAAATTGGCTGGGCTTATGGATTTTTCGAATAGCATTGAGAATGTGTTTTACCGTTTATGCCAGATAGGCTGTATCCATTCCAGCCTATCTACCGAGATAGAAAGATTGGGGTACGGGAATTGTTTCCCAGATGTCGATGATATTCTCAGATTGAAGCAACTTAGTGATTCACTCAAAAAAATGTAAGCCATGAGAAAAAGCACAGAAAAAAACCAAATTTTTGCCGAAATCAAAGACGGCAAATTAAACCTAAACGGTGATGAGATTTCACTTCAGGCATTAAGTGACCTTTTGCAAGAAACTACTGTTGAACAGATAGTAAACGACCTTGGAAATATAAATGTCGCGTTGGCAAAGATTAGTGCGCTTATTCTTGAAAACGATAATAAGATCGATTCAGAAATACTAAAATTCTCTTTCCCGTCATATAGCACGGTTTACGGTATTCAACTTTTGTTGGAAGCATTTAAAAAGATGTGATCATGGAAACTAAAGAGCCCGACTTCACGAACAGCATTTTTTCGTACATTGATCAGCATTACAAACAATGGGTTGATTTTGCTGTCTGGCATTGCAAAAGGCCGGTACAACCCCAAATTTGTAAGAGGTTGAATCAGAAATATTAAGCCTCAAAAAGAAAGTAATTGCCGACTAATGTCAACGACAAAGGGTAAATTTACCGGACTCGATTTGTTCGTTTTGCGATCAATTAAAGTCTGGATTTATTAATCTCAGGCATTTTAAAATAAATCTAAACAAACACAATTATGGTAGTTGTATTTGATGGATCAGAACAGGAGTTCTGGTCAAAAATGAAAGAAATCGTATGGGAGGTAATCAATGAAGCCAAATGCGAATTGGTTTGCCGCCATTCTTCAAAGGTAGTTGCAAGCGCAATTGTCCAAAGCCGAAAATCAGTTTCACAACCTCAAACTTTCTAAGCTATGACAACAACAGAACCAGACGTACAAGATAATGGCCGATATACGGTAACTCAGGCCGCCAAAGCACTAGATGTAAGCACTAAGACGATCCAACGCCATACCGATTCAGGCGCCTTAAAATGCATAATTCACAAGGCTACAGGAAGAAAACTCTATACTGGATTGGTTTTAAAAAAGTGGTGGAGAGCCACATATTAAGGATACAAACAAATCAAACATAATTTAATCAACGCACAGCCTTGCAAAAAGTTGCAAAGTATTTTAAACCGACTCGTTTTTTTTATTTCTCACACAGAAGCCTCCTGACCGGGGGCTTTTTGTATTAAGAAGTGATTTAGACTCACGTCTTAATGCGGGTGAAAACCGTATTAAGACGAAGAAACTGATGTCGTGATTCACGACGGTAAAACATCGTTTTTGGCGATATTTTAGAACACCCATTTTAGGGGTATTTAACTTGATTCAAGCGCAAGTTATGATAAGGTTAGATTTTTCACCTTATAACCACTTGATTTATAAAAGGTAAGTTTTGGTTACCTTTAAAGTCATTTATAACGTCGGAAATTCCGACCTTAAACCTCGGTTTTGGCGAGGTTTAAGTTGACAAAATATGGCACACATAAAAAGAGAATAACCCGGGTTTAATCTTTGCCGATATTTAGTTAAGACACAAACTAAAACCCAGATAAGCATTTCACTGTGATAAATACCGGCTTTCGAATTGCTTTAGTTTCCATTCTAAAAATAGGAATTCAGCTTTCTCTCGATAATTCGCCCTGATTCCTCTTTTGACATTTAGCCAACAAGTTCTTGCATTGTCTATATTCTCATTAAATTCTTTTTGGTAGATCATTTGGGCAATAAGATCAAGTGGTACTAAATCCAAATCCTTCGATGCCAAGACAGCTTCATTATAGGCTTCAATGGCCCTCATCCACATGTCTCTTTTTTTTCGCACTTCGACAGCAAGAATTGAGTGCTTATCCTTGACGTAATCATTAAGGTCAATTAGTTTTGTTCTTTCAAGTTGGCGAAGCTGCTTTAGAATCTTTACCCGTACCCATTCTGGGGATCCTCCAGCCTCCTGAGTAAAAGCCTTCTGAGTTTTCCCTGATTTCAAAAAATCATAAAGTAGTTGAAATTCCATAATGAAAGGTTTTTCCAAATTTAAGGTAAAATTTTATTGGATTGATTGATGTTGTCATGAATTTTGTAAGTCCATAAAAAGGGAAAACCGTAGTTTTCGGAGTTTATTGAAAAGAAAAGGATTTATAATGGATGGGAAATGCAGGATTAAAAAGGTTTAGCTCATCTGCTTTATATTTTAGATAAATCAAAAGAAATCAAAATTATGGATAGAAATCTCAAAAAAATCAAGAAAGAAATGAAGCGGATCGAAAAAAAGATGAAAGGCCTTAGCTTCGATATTGACCTTGCAGACAATTATTTAGATAGACGAATATCAAATAACATGATTTGGGTTATCGTCATTATAGCTATCTCAATATTAGTCCATATATGTATTTAACTGCTTTCCAGATAGTTTCATTTCCTATCGTTGAAACTATTAATGCAATGATGCTGATAATTACCGTATATTTCCTTACATAATCAGCATCATACCAATACCTTTCATAGTATATCCAACCCCTTTTTAACATTTCGTTTCCACGTTTCGACAATATGAGATGTTTGTTTATTGGATCTGGTTCAAGAATCCCATCACGTTGCATTTCATTTAGCAATCTTAACCGTAACTCATTACCATACACGGTATCAATCTTGTGCCATAACTTCAACCTTCTTTTCCTTTTTAAATGTTCTGGCTCCAGTCTCGATCCTTTCATCCTTTTAAGAATCGAATAAACGATACGTTCCTTTTCCTTTTCAGAAATCTTCAT